AATCCTCTGTACATATCCGAAGTATCTCCCGTGCTTGATGCATCCACTCTTGTCTTAATCGGGACAACACGACCTGCGGCAATTTCGGGCACTCTCAATAAAGGGTTTCCTCGCCGCCGTGCTTTTCGGGGTTGCGGTCCATCTCATAAGGCACCTTTGCACCGCAGTCGGTGTATTCGATAGCGCCATCACCGAGAACATAGGTGGTGTAAACGGTTTTTACAACACGGGCAACACCAACGGTGGTAGTCGCAGCGGTGATTTCAACGGTATCGCCATCGGGAATTTCGATTGCAGGTTTATCGCCGGTACCGCCGACAACCTGAGTAAGCGTAACAACCGCGCCACTCTTGGTGATGGAGAAAATTCCGTCATACTGTGTTGCAAGAACGGTCTTGATAGCGGCTGCCTGGTCGGATGCAGAAGAGCCGACCGCAATGGTCTTGTTTTCGTAACTTGTCGCGGAGTCGAAAGTGTACTCTACACCACCAAAGGAAACCTTATCGCCGGCTACACCGGGAGTGTTTACGGTAATGGTATGTACGCCCTTGACTTCTGCGGTAACAACGGTTTCGGCAACGGGCATATTGTCATCAACGAGGACAGTACGGCCATTGAGAGTACCGATTGCAAGGTCGCGGGTGATACCGTCTTTGTCGGTATATTTGAGATATGCCAACAGTTTAAGGTTTTCCATATTGGTCGCAACAAACGAGTGCATAATAGCAAGGCTGAACTTACCCTTGTTATCGCCGCAGGCTCTCTGCATACAAGTATTGAGAGTGGTACCGTCCATATTGCCGAGAGTACCCTCGCTGTTGAGCTTCGCAGAAACATCGTAAGTGTGCGCGGAAACGAATTTGAGACCTTCCTCATCAGACATCTTGAAGATACCGTTCAGAATGTGAACAAGTGTTGCCTGGTCGACTTCATCCCAATATTCAGAAACCTGTTCCGCAACATTTTCGAGGAAGTCTTCGCCGCTTGTGATGTCATAAGAGAAATCGCGCTCATTCCAAGCGTTCATACGACCTACAACCACACGGGAGTGGCTGAAAGTGTAGGTGTCGTTGGAATCGAGGTTGGTGCTTCCGTCATAGTTCTGCGGAACGCTTCCGCTGATAAGACCTTTGAGAGGGGTGGTGATGTAGTTGCCGCCGTTCTGGTCTGCCATAGAGCTTGCGAGTTCGGGGCGCTGACGAATTGCACGGGACTTAATCAGTTCCGTGCGGTTGGTGTTGGGGAGACGGTCAATGTATTTCTGAAAGACCTCTCCGTTAAAGATTTTGTGGTTGAATACTTCAGACATAATTATCCTCCTTTTGATTGATTACTTGTTTTCAAAGTTGACTTCCATATTCGGATTTTCGTTTTTTGCTTTCATCATTTCGATAAGGCTTTTCGCTTTTCCGGTCGGAGCCTGTTTTCCTGCAGGGAGAACGATAGTCGGAGTGCCGGGGTCTGCCGGATCCGCTTCGGGCTTAAATGCATCGGGGTCATCTGTCTTATACTTGGCTACATAGTCATCGAAGCCCAACAGAGTTTCGCCATCCATTGTGAAGCCTTTTGCGATAGCATCCTGAACAAATGCACGCTTTGCGCCGTTGGAAGTAAACTTCAAGCCGTTTGCCTTTTCACGCACCGCAAATTCATACGCCTGTTTGGTGAGTTTGCTTTCGTAACTCTGCTTATCGGCATCATATTTCGTCTGCAAGTCCGTAAGGGACTGCTGAACTGCGCCGAGTTTACCCGCGTCTGCCTGTGCATCGGCAAGTTTCGTTTTGAGGTCGTTCATATCGGTGTCGCGCTGTGCAATCTGTCCCTGCAAATCAGCAACCTGCTGATTGAGAGCGCCCGTTTTGTCATCGAATTTTTCACGACTGACATATCCGCCCTGCGAGATATCGACAATGTTGAGTTTTTCGGCCTTTACCTTTTCTTCGAGTTGTTCAAAGGTAAGTGCCTCGCCGTTGAATAATTTTTTCAGAAATTCCATAATTTCCTCCTGTTTCGCTACCATTGATTTATTTTGTATTTCCGAAGCCACTCTCCGGATGTGGTGCCCGTGCATTTATTTCCCGGCACGGTAGGGTATTTATATCAAGTCTTTCGACCTAATAACTTATTCTTTGAGCCTTATTGCCCGGAAGCCCTCAACCGTCATCCTTTGGCGTTTGGTAGGCAACCCGGACTTTTGCGCTATTTGTGAATACTTACTGCCGAGCGTATTTATACGCTTTTGACATTGTCGCCTTAAAGTGTCGTCTCCGGCTGCTTTGGCTGCTACGGCGGTATCTTTCCACCGCCTAACCTCTGTCTCCACTTCACGCATAAGTTGAGATGCTTCGTATAGTGTGTAATGCTTTCCATCAATCTCGCACCCTTCGTGGTTTTGACGCTTCCACTCTTTCAGTTGCTTATCGGTATATCTACGCACAGAGGTCTTCGTGTCAAACGGAACACCGAAGTGGCCGCAGTTCCATTCGCTTATCGGTCTCCTTATGCTCAAATAATGATTACCGTCTACATCTTCAAATGAAAGTTCGCTTTGCAGTTTCTCGTATTCTTCGCGCATAAAAACGCGCCCCTGTACCGGCTCGTGGTCGGGGGCGCTGTTTGCGTGTGCTGATATTTCAACCGCATCATAGCCTAATTCTTCACCTAGCATATCCGCGCCTTGTTGCGCTATCTGATTGGTCGCATCTATGATGTTTTGCCGGACCGCAGTATCAAGTCTCCTGTGATATCCGCTTTCATAATAAACTTGCATTCCGCTATATCCGATAGAGCGCACCACATCGCGTGTTGCACTTTTGTAATCGGTGAGACCGGTGGAAACGGACAAAACCGCTTTGTCGATTGCTTCCTTATACCTTTCTTGCACCGCAGTAGTGTTTGAAATGTTTTGAAGTGTCGTTGCGGTCTGTTCGCTTATCATTTGTGTAAATCGGGATAACCGTTCTTTTATGGCGGGTGCATCGGGAGAGCCGTCTAAAACGACAGAGAAGCGTTTATCTGTGTAAACATCTTCCATTGCGCTCTCAAATATAACGCGCAAATCAGCCTCATTTAGAGCCGTTGCAACCTGTAATTTGTCGGTTATCTCTTTGACATCCGCGCCCATTTCGAGCATCGTAACAATTCTGTTTATATTCGACTGTCCGAGTTCTCCGATTTTCTTTATTTGAGATGCAATCTTTTTGATGAAAAGCGTGTTGACTTCATCAAGCCGCCCGATTATCACATCTATTGCGATTTCAAGGTCATTTCCCGTCAGCACGTCATCACCTCATTACTCTTGCTTTTCCTCACCATCGGTCTTTTTTGTCGGCTCGTTATTGGCGCCGCCGTCATCGCCGGTGCCGTCATCACCTTAATCAGTATGTGTCGGTATCAAATCTTTGATGTTCGGCTCATTCTCTCTGATTTTCTGTATTGCCATTTGTGCCTGTGCTTCGGTTTCTCCGAAGTACCATTGACGAAGCTCAACATCTCCGATAACACCCTGCGAGAGTAATTCAAGCCGTTCTTTTAACTGTTCGCCCGTATCGGTTATGATACTGTCATCCCACTCAAAAGAAACCTCATATTCGCCTTTCGGCGCGAGTTTGTAAAGTGTTGCGTACTTATCCATAGCACGAACAACATCGCGCAAGCACCGTTCCAATGCGTCTTGATTATCCTTTATAGTGGAATAAGACCTTTGTTTGTTGATGCGCAGTTCTGTAGCCGTTTTAGCGTCTTGATTCGGCTCTGCAAATGTACCGCGCCCCATACCGACAAGGTCTTCGATGCGCGTTAATATCTGATTAAGACCGGCAAGAATGGAAGTGTCGCGGATGGGCGGATTAAATACCCGATATGTACTATCTTCTCCCAAATCAACGCCGCGAAACAACCGCTTATTGAGTTTCGGCACATCCATACTTCCGTCAGCATTCGGCTTCGGTTTGAGCGCGTTCGGGTCAACATCAACCGCAAGTTCCGAGCCCTCATATTCCCAAAGCAAACGGCTATACTGCATATCTGCCTGTTTGATAACATTTGTCGCTTTGGAGAACACGCTGACACCCATAGGACAGTCAATATCAATATTGTTCGCATTAGGCGTTTTGTACCAACCGAACATCTGACCTTCTGCATCTTTGACTATCGCTTCCGGTTGCAGTCCTTCCCATTGTGGCACTTCTGCCAAAGGTATTTCTGTACCGAGAGTGTCCTTTGTTTCGGACTTGAAAGCGCGTTGAGTGATTTTTACATCCGTACCCTCTACCGTATGGCGCTCCAAGCGCGTGTAAGTCGTTTTGCCTTTGATGAATGTGTCTCTGAAGATACAATCGGTAAGTTCGCCGTCATCTCCGAACGAAACAGGGTAAAGGCTCCACGCCATAGTCCAATCGAAATAGATATGACCGTCTTTGCAGTATGGCTTTATTGTCATACCGCCCGAAGCGCATCCCTGTTCAAGTTTGGTACGCAGGTTTGTTACGAGCTTCTCAAATTCATCGTGGAGATACACCGCGCGTTTGCTTTCGGTTTCCTCTGCGGCTCCCTCTTTGACAGGACCCGATATATTCCATTTCATTTCAAGCAAAGTCTGTCGTGCAATCTCCGAGCATATAAGAGCCGGCAGGTTAAGGGAATATACCGAATCGTTATCCACCCACGGCGCCTGGTCGAGATACATTTTGTACCACAAGTCAAGCGCATTTGTCATATCGCTCGATAACGGACTTTCTAACTGTTCTGCTTTTTCTATGTCTTTATACGGTATCAATTTCCTCACCACCGTTCTTATCATTTCTTTTAGTCTTGAAAACATCCGCTAACACCGCCTTAACTTGAATTTGTGCAAGCATCATAAATCGCTTCCGCATTATTTGGCGTGATTTTGATTTCTTCTGACATAAAAATTACCTTCCTCTTCGTTTCCATACACGCTCAAGCGCGTACCGTATGCAGTCTATCGAGTGATTGTTTTCATCGGGATATCCGCTTATAATCTCGCCGTCAGATGTACGGTCATATTCGTACTTTTGGAATTCCTCTGCGGTAGCGGGGCAGCGGACAGGGTCAATCACTATTGATTTGAGAGATTGCAACCACTTGATACCGTATCGAACAGAGTCCGGACCTTTTTCCGCACCTCTGCAATTCGAGCCGTATTCCCGATAATCTCCCACGCTCTTTGGCTCTGCGCTATCTGCCGTTATCAAATCGGCGCCGGTAACACCTTTTTCGGTTTGAAGTATTTCCCATGTCTCGCGGTTGCTCTTTTTGTTGGCTCTCAATTCATCGAACACATAAAGAGTAAGGCGTGCAGGGTCGTAATGTACTTTGAACCAATGATACGGGTCGGGGTACCATCCCCAGTCGATACCCATATAGATGTTATCGAAACGAGCAATCTCGTTATTTGTTATTACGCGGATGTCAAGGTTTTCAAATACTTCGCCGCCCGTTCCTACGGGATTGCCGAGGTATTCGTGTTCGTATGCTCTCGGATTTGTGTCTTTCAGATATTCGGCATCGTTGAGAAACTGTTCTCCGAGCCATTCTTCCGGGACATCCAAATAGCAAGATTTGTGCCGAAGCGAATCGTCTCTCGGTTTCAGCACATATTGATTTGCCCAATTGCTTTTGCTTATCGGCGGGTTGAATGATTTGAATACAACAAACTTCGTGCCGCCACGCATAACAGACTGCTGAACGCTTCGGATTTCTTCTTCGCCGGAGAATTCGTCAAGTTCCTCAAACCACAGATATTTGAAATATCCACGCGCAACCTTTACGGACTTTAACTTCTTTGCCTTATCAAGTCCGCGAAATATAATAACCTGCCCGGTCGGGCGGTATGTAAGTTTATATGGGCTTGTTGTGGCTTTCCATTGGTCATTTGCACCGAGTTCATTTATTCCCCATAACATCTGCTCGAACACGCTCGTTCCTATAGTAGAGCCTACTTTTCGGAACACCATTCCGTTGGCGTTCGGGTCTTGCATAATTCCGAGCGGGATTTCCGTTCCGATGAAAGAGGACTTCGTGCTACCACGACCGCCGTACAAATCGTAATAAGTGTGCTTTCCATCTGCAATATCCCAATGCACCGAGTAAAACTGCGGAGCAATTATGTTTGAAAGGCGCACACCGTTTTCAGCGTTTATCTTCATCTGCTTTCGCATCTCCTTGTGTGTCTCTCGGTATATCGCAGATAATAACAACAGACGAGTTCGTTGCCTCGTCTTCCTTTTCGTATTCTTCTACCGCCATTGCTCTGCTTTGGCGTTCAAGTTCAGTTGCCATTTCAATGAATTCCCGTATGCTCTTTGCCGACATCATCTTCGGGTCAAGTTCATTAAGGGCTTCCATTGCCTTTTTTTGAAATGTTGTTGCAATCTTCGCGTGCCGAGTGTACATATCTTTGCGTTGCTTCTCGGCTTCCTTTTTGGCTTTGCGCTCCAATTCGTTGTCATACTCTCGGACTCTTTCAGACCAACTCCAAGTGTCAGCCCATCTGCGAATGAGGGTATAACTTTTGTGCAACTCTTGCGAAACGGAGATTAGGGTACGGTCGAGACCTTTATCTCGGTAGGTGACAAACGCCTGAAATGCAGGCTCACTTTCGTTTTCTTGGCGTTCCCAAGCACTGATATGATTGATATTATTTGTCATTCCCTCCTCTCCTTTTCTTTAACAATTTTGCGGGGGATTACAAGGTAGGGAATTATCAAGACTTTTAACCTTTCGACTTTCCGTATTTGTTGACGTGGAATGTATCTTCCCATCCGCGATATTTGTCTCGCTCTACCACATCGGGAGTACATCGCTTGTTGCATCGCTTTTTGTCCCTCTTGCAAATGCATACGGTTTTTCCGTCTTTGTAGTCGATGAATACTTTTATGTATTCAACGCCGTTTCTGTTTTTCAAGCTATTCCTCCTTGCGTTAGTGTGATATTTTGTTTTCTTTTTCTTATGGGATGTCTACAATCCATTGCAACGCACGGAAACGCCCCATATAGCGCATTACATTGTTTAACCGAGTTCACGCTCGCGCCAAACTGTAAAACGCTATATGGGGTTGGAAATGGCTTATACGGTCAAAGTATCTTCTTGAACATTCCCGCTTTGCTATAACCGTCAACGCCTTTTGTCATCATTTCAAGGAAATCATCGCGGGTGAAGTTCGACAGGCGGAATACTTCTTCGGGTTTCATTCCGAGTTGCTTTCCGATTTCGCTTACCGTCTTTCCCTCGTCAATGAGTTTCTGCACGATAACTTTCATAGGCTCAAGGAGATGCGTTCCTCTTGCGCGGTTATGCGTAATTGTTCCGTATATATCACCGGCTTCGTCATCGTGATGCACGATAACAACAGGCACTTTGCCACCGAGTTTTGAAAGCAGCGGCTCTCTGCCTGATACCGTCCATCTGTGAAAGCCGTCGATGATTGTGTAGTCCGGACGCACGACTATCGGAAGCGTCCATCCGTTCGTAAGGATTGATTGTGTCAAAAGTTGCAGATTGTCCTCGCTTACTTTATTCGGGTTGTAGTCGTTCGCCTTTAACTTTTCGCGCTCAACCCAATGCAAAGAGGATAATGGAGCAAATAGCGATTCATCCATTCATATTCACCCCCTTACCCGCATCAGTTTGCTTACTGTACTTGGTATAGTCCATAAATATGTCTGTATAAATCGCTCGCAAGGAACGCTTTTTCGGGTCTCCTGCCATTACCGCTTCGTACATCTTTTTGAAATGCCGCTGCGTCATAAAAGAAAACCCTTTGACGTATAATTGCCGATATGCCCTCGCAACTTCTTTTGTTTTGGGATTTGTAAAGTATTTCTCCGGCTCTTCGAAAAGTACCTTTTTGCAGAGTTCCTTATAATCTTTTTTCGGCTCTCCGCTTTCAAGTGCTTTTCGCTTCGCCGTGCTCCTGTGGAACATCTCGCTATCCCAATAAAGCAGAGCCAGGTATGCGTTTGGCTCTCGCTTCTGAATTCGGTCCCA